TCTTTTTTAAAAAGAACTTTTGAATATCATTATTCCTTGGAACGTATTGTTGCTCCTCTTGATACGGAATCAATAATGAAAAGTTTATGTTATTTTTTACCATCTAAAGAAATTTCTAGTGATGATCAATTAATACAAACTAGTCTATCTGCAATTAGAGAAATCTTTTTTCATTCTAATTTTGAAGAAGACTATAACCCATACAGAGAACGATTCATCTCTACACTAACTGAATTAACACCCTTATCTATATCAGAGTTAGAAGATTTGTTTCCTACATGGAATCATCTTCTAACTCAATATAAATGAGACAACCAGTCATTACGATTTTTTTGACGTTAACTAAAAAATCACACTCTACTCCACATATACTGGTTATCTATTCACTTTATCAAACCATAAGAAAGATAATTTCAGGAAAAGTAGTTAAAAAAGGAGGCTTATTTAAGCTTACTATTATAAATTCATCGCCTTATTTGAGCATCCCTCATTTAAAAGGAAGAATTATAGGTTTGCGTATTTGTACGCCTAATTCAGCGTACTCTCAATATGTAATACGAATTGCAAAACAATCAAAAAACAAAGAACTGATCTTAGATATTGCTGAATCTAAGTGTTGCATCTTAACAGCAAACAAACGACAACAACTGTCACAAGCAACTGTCACTGATTTAGTTCATACTGTCAAGAAATTAAAAAATATGACTGAAGAACTGAAACATACTACTGTAAATCTAAATACATTAGTTGGTATGTTAGGTAATAAGGGAGATGTTTATACAGAATCTACAGATCCTGTAGTTAGTCCTTTTTTCAAATTACAATTAGTTGATTTAGTTAATAGAGATGATTTAAGAACTGGTGTTACAACCAGTACTAATTGGTATAATGATTTATTTTATATGTCTAATCTCACAGGAGCTGCACGCAGTGTAGAATCCGATAGGTTAGATAAATCTAAAAGACAAATTTATAGTGAATCTTTAGATATTGGTACCATGAAAGACACTCCACATGCCCAAGAACTTGGAGATAGAACAACTAATCATATTAAGTCATCTTTAGATGACAAAACTTTTTTAAATGACTTTTTCCTTAGACCTGTTTTAATTGACTCTTTTGATATTCCACTCAGAACACCAATAGATAGAGTTATTAGACCTTGGGAATTATGGTCAAAAAATGCTAATATTAGAGCTAAGTTATCACATCATGCCTACTTTCGGGGCAATTTAAAATTGAGATTTAATGTTGCCACAACTAAATTCCACTATGGAGCAATTATCGCAAGTAATCAACCCTTAAGTGAAATAAATGCAGCATATCAAAACCTTAAAACATTTGGTACTGTTAATAATATTTCAAGACAGGCTTTGCAAAATTATTTGAGCCAAAGTCCTGAACATTGTTATATCAGAGCTGGACAAGATGATGATGTTTCTTTAGCTTTACCTTTTATTAATCCAAATAACTCTTTGCGTTTATTTAATAGCGTAGATGGAGTTATCATCAATAATACCATTAGTTATAAAGATTTTTTCGATATGGGAGAACTTAATCTCTCTACAATAGCTGAATTTTTATGTCAAAGTCCTACAGAGTTAGTTGTTCCTAGAATGACTATCTATGCTTGGATGGAAGATGTAGAAATTTCTACACCTACTAGTACTCGTATTGATATTATATCAGAATCTGAATATTCTACTAATCCCATTAGTACTGTTGCAACATCTATATCACATGCCGCAGAAGCATTAGAGGATATTCCTATCTTAAAACCGTTTGCGCATGCGACCAAAGTTGCCACAGGATTTATATCCAAAGTAGCGAAATTTTTCGGTTTCTCTCGTCCACTTCAGTTGGAACCCCCTACTCATACTAAATCTGTTACTTTTACTAACGGTGCTACTACAAGTGGTAGAGATTTGGCTTATAAACTCTCATGTGATCC